TTGACGACCAAGGACCCCGGCTATGGGGTCAAGCCTGCCAGAGATGACAGCCCGGACGAGCGGGCGCGTGTGGGTCGGGATTATTTGGCCGCCATGGTGAAGAGGTATGGCGACGAAAAGACAGCGTTGGTTGCGTATAACTGGGGACCGGGGAACACGGACAGGTGGTTGAAGAAGGGTGGGGACTTTTCCCGCTTGCCAAAGGAGACGCAAAACTATGTGGCCAAGGTCACGGGTTCTCTTGGCTCGACCAAATTGGCGCAGGCTCCTGCCACGACCAAGGTTAAAAAAGCGGGGGTGCAGCAAGCTGTGTACAAGGCGGCACCTTTGAGTCATCCGATGCTGTCGCAACTTGGTCCCAACTTTCAAGCGGCCATGGCTGTGTCGATGTTGGCTGATGAGGCGGAGAAAGAGGGCAAGAGTGAGGACGAGCCGAGTGAAGCGGAGAAGATGCTGACGCAGGCCACTGTGCAGCCCGTGGCCCTTGCTTCAGTAGGTTTGGGTTATCAGTCTCCGTTCCCTGAAGTTGCTCCCAAATCAAACGCTCCGGCCAAACAGCAGTTGCAAGCGTTTAAGCACGGTGGTGTGGTGCGCATGGAAAATGGTGGTGACCCACAAGTAGAAAACAAAACCGCATCGCTTGAGGGCGCAGACCTTCCTGTTTCCCGCAGCGCAAAGGAGCTTAAATCGTATACGGAGGCCATGAATCCGGCTGTAAAAGTGGTCACAGATGATTTGGGCGCTGGTACACGGGGGCAAATGCTCCCAAGTCAACCGGATATTCTTGAGTTAAATTACAAGCTCACTCCTGCGGAGCGAGAAGTAACTACGCTGCATGAGTTGGAGCACAGCATGGATGCGCGGGGCGGGGACATATACGGTCGTCCCAACTTTGCCAAGATGGGCGGCATGGACAACAACTACCGCGCTTATCACCTGATGGGAGACGACTGGGGGCCTATAACAGAAACAGTTAAAAACATGGTGGATAACCGTGAAAAGCTGGAAAAGTTTTTTGGCAGGCCACTAGATAATTCTTATTTTAATAAACAGTTTTATAACAGTGTAAAAGAAGTACAAAGTCCTAGCGCTTTGTTTAAGGAGCAGTTGGCTTCTTTGGCTGCATTGGAACAAACCACGGGCAAGTTTTTGACGCAGGACCCGGAAATGCGGGAGCTGTTTCCTAACACAAGGATGATGGCGGTATTTGATGCGTTGACCGGGCCGCGTCAGACGCGTTTGGATGCACGGGATTTGCCTCCACACACGCCTGTGCCTTCGTATACGTATGAAACAAACCCTGCCCTGCGGTTTATCAAAAAGGCTTTGACAGGGGAGAATGAGTATGGCACCTCCTATCGGCCTTTTCCAATTAAACGTGCAAACGGTGGCGAGGTAGATTATTTCCAAGACCCCATGGGCGCACCCAGTGCTCCTGTCACAGCAGACACCTTGGCCAAGGGCAAGGAGTTCAAGGCGGCGGATGCACTGCGGATGGTCAAAGAAGGCGGCAGGGATGTGGTGCGCAACGTGAAAGCCATTGCCCAAGGCGTATCTGAGACCCCTTACAACCTTGTTGGTAGCGTGGCCGACGTGGGTAATTTGGTGCTGACACCCTTTGGTCTTGGTTCTGCCGAACCAACACTGGGCAGTGCGCATTTAAAACGGTTGGCTTTGGAAAGGGGCGTACGTCAAGCGCCTCCGACCAATCCCCGCGATTTGGGTTTTTACACGATGGGGGAACTCGGTGCAAGTGTCGTGAACCCCGGACCAGTAGCAGCCAAGGTTGGGCAGACAGCAGAAAAGGCTGTGGCCAAGGGCGGCAAGGCTGCGGAAATGTTGGCCAAGGACTTTCAAGCATACAACCAAGCGCTGGGGCCAGCGGGCGTAGCGTATGCAGTCAAGCCAAAAGGGGGCAGATTTGTTGGCCATGAAACATCAAGTGGGGAGTTTGTTGACAGCGTAGATGACCTTATTAAATCCGGCGATCTCATGCCGGATACTCGCTCTGAATTACCGTTGCCTATGCAATCTAGGAAAGCGCTGAACGAATGGGTGCAGACCAAAGTAGGCAAATATATTCGCAGTGACATGGCAACGGAGAACGATCCGTTTGTCAAGGCCACGGACCAAGGCAAGAAGCTCCATCTGCATGAAGATATTGACGAGGTCCCCGCCCCAATGAGTGTTGAGTACACCCGCCTGTCCGAGGGATTCCCTAAACAAGGTGTTGCCAAAACCGAGCTTGGTAAAAAGGTAGAAGCACAGATTGATTCGTCCATGTTCCCCCAACTTGCACGGGATATGGATACTTACGAGCTGGCCCCTAAAGATCGCTACTTGTTGGACGAGGCCCCATATACCCGGGTGTATCAACCCGGGTACCAGTTATCCACCAGAATGCAGTTCCCCAAAATGATTGAAAGCATGGAAGACATGCTGTCAACGCAAAAAGAATACAAGGCATACGGAGAATTTTCTTCACGTATCCCAGAGGAGTATCACTTGACTCCTGAGAAGTTGCAGGGCATGTCTCCTGTTCAAGCTTCAGAAAAGGTGGCGCTGTTCAACCAGTGGCGAGATGGCGAGCGACAAAAGCAGGCTGCTCAGTATTTGGACAAGTACGGCAACGTCTACAAGAAATACGACAACGGTCGCAAGTGGATTGCCATGGATGATCTTGCCGAAGAGCCCCAACAAGCGGAACTGGTGCAACAGGCAGGTTGCTTGGGTGGTTGGTGCACAAGGGATGAAAACTTTGCCATGGAACATGGCAGCGGGGACAAACGCCTACACCTACTATTTGATGAAAAAGCAACGCCGCGTGTTCAGTTGACGGTCACCAAATCAAGACTAACAGCGGATGACTTTATCAATAGCTTGGAATACGATGAATTCAATCAGTTTCAACAGTCGCATGGTAAGGCCGACAGTCTCCCGACATGGCTAATTGAGAGCACGCCCGAATATCAAGCATGGGCAAGGACACAAGACAATCCAGAACGCATCACCGAAATTAAAGGTCAGTTCAACAAGGGGGAGTTGGCAAAAGATCCAAACTCAAGAAAGTATCTGAAGGAAGTTCAGGATTTTGTTAAAAGCAAGGACTGGGGCACTGTTGCAAATTTAGATGGCATCAACATGATTGATTTGGACAGCCACCTATCCGCAATGACGCGTGGATTAAATTTAAAACAGGTGAATCAGTTGCGGGAATTTGTAAAAAGTTTGAATGGTGGCTCCTTGTACGCAGAAAAGAATGAAGGCGAAAATATCTTGCGAGAAGCAAGCATGCGCGTATTCCAGCCCCTTACTCCCCCCGGACGTGCAATGGGTGGTATGGTAGAACGTCAACCCAGCACTGCCCGATACATATAAGGACACAACATGCCCATCGAAAAACGCATCACAGGCGATGACTACCCCGAAGGCGGGGCAGATATTGAAATCGAATCGCAAGAAGCGCCAGAAGATTTACCTGATGTAGAGATTCAATTCGATTCTGAAACTGGGGACCTGCTGGTCAACATTGGCAAGGAAGAAGACGCTGATGTGCCGTTTGATGCCAACTTGGCCGAGGTCATCGATTCGGATGTCTTGGGCAAGATCAGCGGCGAGTTGATGATGCTGTTTGATGCAGACCGCTCGTCACGTAAAGATTGGGAAGACCAGTACAGCAAGGGCATCAAGCTCTTGGGCTTCAGCATGGAAGAGCGCACCAAGCCGTTCAAAGGCGCAAGCGGCGTGAGCCACCCACTGTTGACCGAGAGCATTGTGCAGTTCCAGTCCACTGCATTGAAAGAACTCTTACCCTCTGAAGGCCCCGTGCGCACGCAAGTGCTGGGCAAAGAGACACGTGAAAAGCTCATGCAAGCGGACCGCGTACGCGACTTCATGAACTACCAGATCACTTCGGTGATGGAAGAGTACACACCTGATTTTGATCAGCTCTTGTTCTACACCGGCTACGGCGGCTCAGCCTTCAAGAAGGTCTATTACGACGAAAACAAAGGGCGCATGGTAAGCGCCTTGGTGCTGCCAGACGACTTGTATATCCCTTACTGGGGTAGCTCCGTCATGAGCGAATGCGAGCGCATCATCCACCGCGTTCCAATGACCTTGAACAATTACAAAAAGGCCGTTGTTCGTGGTCAATACTTGGATGAAGCCCAGCCCCAATCCTTGAATGACAACGGCCAAAGCACGATCAAAAAAGCCGTGGACAAGGCTGTTGGCATGTCACCCAATGCTGATGAGGAAGAAGTCAGTTTGCTTGAGTTCCAGTTGGACTACGACTTGGAAGGCTTTGAGCACAAGGACGAAGACGGGGAAATCACCGGCATTGCACTGCCCTACATCATCACTTTGGATGAGAACACTGGCGATGTCGTCGGTATCCGCCGCAACTGGAAAGAAGGCGACAAGCTCTTCCGTCGCAAGCAGTACTACATCCACTACCGCTTGGTCCAAGGCCCGGGAGCCTATGGCCTTGGCTTCTTGCACTTGGTGGGTAACCTGTCCAAGACTGCGACTGCTGCACTGCAACAATTGTTGGATGCCGGTACGCTGGTGAATCTGCCTGCGGGCTTCAAAGCCAAGGGCGCACGGATCATGAACGATGACGTGCCAATCCAGCCGGGCGAGTGGCGCGACATGGATGCAGGCGGCATGGAGCTGCAATCTTCTTTGCTGCCGCTGCCGTACAAGGAGCCAAGCCAAACGCTTATGGCGTTGCTTGGTTTTTGCGTCACCGCTGGCCAGCGCATGGCCAGCATCACCGATATGCAGGTTGGCGACAGCAATCAAAACGCTGCTGTGGGAACGACGATTGCTTTGCTCGAGAAGGGCAGCTCAGTCATGTCGGCCATCCACAAGCGGTTGCACTACAGCCAAAAGCTGGAGTTCCAACTGCTCGCCAAGGGCTTTGCCGAGTACTTGCCTGATGAGTATCCATACGATGTCCCCGGCGAAAGCCGCACCATCAAGAAATCCGACTTCGATGACCGCATCGATGTGCTGCCTGTTTCTGATCCCAACATCTTCTCTGTGGCACAGCGCATCACCATGGCGCAAACCCAGTTGCAACTGGCTCAAAGCGCACCGCAGATGCACAACATGTACGAGGCCTACCGCCGCATGTACGAAGCCGTTGGTGTGCGCGACATCGACCAGATTCTGAACACACAAAATGTGGACAAACCAAAGGACCCTGCCAGCGAGAACGCACAGGCCTTGGACGGCTCACCACTAAAAGCTTTTGCTGGCCAACAGCACGATGCGCACATCATGACTCACATCTTGTTTGGTTTGTCGCCCATGATGCAAAGCATGCCCAACGTCGCTGTGAATTTGCAAAAGCACATCTTCGACCACATCCGCTTGAAGGCCGAAGAGGATACGGAAGCCGAACTGTTCAAGCTGTACGGCACTGATCCTGAGGGAACAGTTTCTGCATTGCAGCGCGAGGCAATGATTGCTATGAAAGTGGCCCAAGGCTTCCAAGAGGTCAAGAAACTGCAAGAAGAACTGGCTGGAAATCAGGAAGACCCGCTGGTTGCACTCAAGAAACAAGAGCTGGAACAGTCGGCTGAGCGGGACAAGGCCAAGATTGGCTTGGATCAGGCTCAGTTGCAGCTTGCACAGCAAAAAGAACAAGCAGATCAGCAAGAAAGTCAGGCCAAACTCATGTTGCAGGTCCAAAAGATGCAAGGAGATATGGCCAAAATGGCAAACCAAGGAGCCAAAAATGCGCAATAAGCCCAAAATGATGCCCAAAGTGGCCCAGAAAACGCAAAAGCGGGTGCCAAAAGCACCGCCCAGTGGCAAAAAACCGCCGGGCGTGACGTACGTTTACCGAAAAGATGCTTTCAACAAGGTAAAAATAGCGTAAGATGTGAGTACACCCTTCAGACAGGGGCCATACTGTCTGCTTCATTGGAGTAATCCATGCTTGAATTTGCAGAAACCGTTCTATCTTCCGTTCGTCGCCTCCAAAGGGAGACGCAGGAGACGATTTTGAGCGGTGGGATACGGGATATGGAGCAGTACAAGTTCCTGATGGGCCGTCTCGAGGGGTTTCGGTTTGTTGAAGAGGCTGTAAAAGACCTTTTGAACAAGAATCCCAACCTTTGAGGACCAACACATGACAGGAACCACTGCACTGGAAGAAAGATGGGCTCAAGACGCGGCTGAAGAAGCCGCAGCAGCGGCTGCAAAGGCCGTTGCCGATGCTGCTGCATCCGCTGAGGCCAGAAAAGACCACCAAGACCGCGTTGAGAGCATCCGGGACCACCTCCCCAAGGCCACTGGCTGGCGAGTGATTGTTCTTCCCTACCGTGGCGCACGCAAAACCAAGGGCGGCATCGAATTGGCTGACCAAACCCTTGAGCGACAACAACTCACAACCACTTGCGCCTATGTTTTGGCCGTCGGCCCCTTGGCGTACAAGGACGAAGTCAAGTTTCCCACCGGCCCTTGGTGCAAGGAGGGGGATTGGATCATTTTTGGCCGTTACGCGGGTGCGCGTATGGCTATTGACGGGGGAGAGATTCGGATTCTCAACGATGACGAAATCTTGGCCACCATAAACGACCCAGAAGACATTCTGCACATGTGAGGTAACAAATGGCAACAGCAACAGTACCAGACAGCCAGTTGGAATTCGATCTTGGAGAAAATGAGGTAGCCACCGACATCTCCATCAACGAAGAAGGCAAAGCGGAGGTTCAAGAACCTTCTCAAAACGAGCCCGAGCCGCCCTCCAACCGTGAAGAGCTCGAAGCCGTCAGCGAAGGCGTGCAAAAACGTATTGCCAAGCTCACTGCCCGCATGCGGGAAGCAGAGCGACGCGAACAGGCTGCAATTGAATACGCCAAGGGCCTACAAACCCAGACGCAAAGTCTCCAGCAAAAGCTTGTTCACACGGATTACAGCCGCTTGAATGAGGCCAAGACCCGTCTTGAGACACAGCAGGCCACCCTGAAGGCCATCATTCGCAAGGCACGTGAAGAAAACGACATCGACACGGAAACAGAAGCGCAACAACGCTTGGCTGATCTGGTTTATGAGCAGCGTCAAGTTGCAGGATGGTTGCAAGAGCAAGGGCAGCAAGTAGAGACTTATAAACAGGCCCCTACTACACAGCAGCCCGCGCCTCAGCAGCAGACATATCAAGCCCCTGCACCTCAACCAGCTCGACCAAGCCCACAGGCTGAAGAGTGGGCTGAGCGCAATCCTTGGTTTGGCCAAGACCGTGTCATGACCTATGCAGCATGGGGTATCCATGAAACATTGGTAAGTCAAGAAGGTATTGACCCCAATTCCGATGAATACTATACTGAACTGGATCGTAGACTCGTTGAAGAGTTTCCGAACAAGTTCCAGAACCG